GGGTCTGCGACCATCAGGCATCTGGTGCCGACCGCTAAGGGTGGCTTTGCAGAACTCGCTGGGCAGGTGCATTATCTTCCGCAACTGGATGCCAGTGTGGTGTTTGGCATCAACCCACAGATGATCCATTTTGACCCCGACAAGCAGGAAGTGCTCAACGCGGCATTTGAAAAGGTTGCGGAGATTATTCGCTAGGGAATAAGTCAGTCGTGACTTGCGTTCCCGAGTGCATATCACTACTATAAGCACACTGAAACGAGCAGGAGGATTTATGGACTTGGACCCCGAAGAGTTGAAGCGCGATCTGAGCTTCAGCCAAGCCGACATTGATACTGCCATGTATGAGCAGGCGTCCTTGTCGGCGCATTACGGAGTGCTTGCGGCACAGGCGCAACAGGCAGTTTCGCGCTCCAAGGTGCGTCTGAAGACTATTGTTGCGCGCGTCTCCAAAGAAATGCGCGCGAATTATGCAATCAAAGGCACGAAGATCACAGAAAACCAGCTCAACAACGAAGTTGCGGCAGATTCTCGCGTCGCAGCGGTTGAAATGGAAGTGGTAAACGCGCAATACGATGCTGACATGGCACGCTCTGCGTTTGAAGCCTTCAAGCAACGCAGAGATATGTTGGTGCAGATTTCAAAAACCCGTCTCGAAGAGTATCGCGGCGAGCTGCGGACGGTTGTCACAGACAATGTGAACGATCTTAAACAGCGAGCGCTTGATATCGCCAAAGGCGATAAGTGACTTGCATCTTGAAACATAAGTCAGCCATGACTTATACTCTTATCACGCTGAAAAGTCTCAAGTAGACGAAAAGGCACTCAACGGTTGAAAAGTCAATTTGACGAAAAGACCAAGCACTGAAAGGTAGAAAATTTATGGATATTATGGAAATGATCCGTCAGAAGAAGGCTGCTCTGCAGGAACAGTCGGGTCGACGGGAGAAGACAGTCAAGCCCCAGCAGGGCAAAAGCACGTGGCGCATCCTTCCGGGCTGGAGAGGCGGTGATGATCCGACCTTCTGGCACGATTTCGGAATGCATTTCGTTCACGGAACCACGCCGGGTGAAAACGGCTCCACGCTTCGCGCGGTCTACATCTGCACTGCAAAAACCTTCGGCACTCCATGCCCGGTCTGTGATGCTGTGTCAGAAGGGCTGCGCATCGCTCCTAATGATGCTGTCGTTAAGGCACTGGAAGGTTCCAAGTCGTCCAACTCCATTCTGGTGAACGCACTGCATCGCAGCGGCGACGATCCGGAAACGCCGGTCATTCTGGAGATGCGCCCCTCGATCTTCCGTCGGGTGCTGGAAATCACGGATGATTACGGCAATATCACCGATCCGAACAGTGGCTTCGACATGATCATCACTCGCGAAGGTCGCGGACTGAACACGCAATACAGTGTGACGCCTGCGCTAAATTCGCAGCCTGTGCCCGCTGCTGCTCTGCAGCAACTGCACAATCTCGACGATTACGTCAAGCAGGAATACGACGAAGGTCGTATGAAGGCGCTGGCCTCCGTCAGGGAAAGTGTTGGGCAGCTTCCTTCTCCGAACTATGCCACGCCCAATGTGGCAGAGTCCGCAGCGCAAAACGCTGCAACGGCTGTATCTAGCAACGAAGCTCCTCCCTTCGAGCCGGATCAGCGCCCCGTGATCGAGGGTCAGGCAGAAACTCAACCTGCTCCTGTCGCCCAACCGCAGACGCAGCAAGCGCCTGCGGCAACTCCTCCTCCTGTCGCCCAGGCGGCTGGAGCGGAAGTTGCTTCCGGTCCTGTGTCGATGTCCGACAAGGACATGGAAGACCTGCTGGCTGATCTTTGATCGCACCCAGGTGGGGCGCAAGCCCCACCTACCTCTTGGAGCATCTAATGAGTAATTTGATCATGCTGTTGGATGCCAACAGCATCGGGCATGCTGCGCAAAATGGAACCAAGCTGACTGTCGGAGATCGACAAACGCAGGCAATTTTTGGCTTCCTCCGCACGTTGCGCAATACCATGTCCAAATTTCCCGGATATCGCCCTATCGTTTTGTGGGATGACAAAGCGCATTTCAGATTCGAGCTTTTTCCGGGATACAAAGACCGGACAGGCAAAAACGAACGAGCAGATGCGGAGCGCGCTGCCTATGAAGAGCAGCGGCCCGAAATTAAGAAGGGTTTGTATCACTTGGGTGTCACGCAGATGCGCGCCCCTGGTTTTGAGGCAGATGATCTCGCCTACGCGCTGTCAAAAGCACATTCCAAGCACGGCAGAAGAGTCTTGTTGGTAACAGGAGACGCGGACTGGAAGCAGATGGTGGATGAAAACATCGTCTGGTATGAGCATCGTCAGGACCATCAGCGCACAGTCGGTCTGCACAACTTCTTCGAGGATACCGGCTGCAAAACGCCGCAATCGTTCGTTGAAGCAAAAGCGATGCAGGGAGACAGCTCGGACACGATTCCGGGCATCGGCGGTCTAGGCGAGAAGGGTGCTGCGGAATTTCTTGCGCAATACGGTAGCGTTTACAACTTCCTTGATCTTGCCAAGCGTAATGAGCTGCCGAACAGGCTGCCTGCAGCGCATCGTCGCTTGCGCGACAACGAGCCGCCCTCGCCGTCCAAAAAGTATGGGCAGATGTTGCCGCTGCAGGATGCCTTTGAACGCAATATGCAATTGATGGATTTGAGCCGCGCGCCCAAGATCGAACCAAATGGCATCAACAAAGCGAGCGGCGTCTTGAACGAAGAGGCGTTTGGGCTGTTCTGCCAGCAGCATTTTTTCAATTCGATCATCGGCGATCCCCGCTGGCTTGATCCTTTCCGAGCAGGAGTATGACAATGGCAAAAGGTTTGGGAGCAATTATCGCCGATTCGATTGGTGAAAACTCAAAGAACATGGGCGTCTCGATGTGGCTGGACACAGGATTCCCTCCACTGAACAAAGCCATCAGCGGAGATTATGATGGCGGCATGCCGGTTGGACGCATCGTGGAAATGTTTGGACCGGAATCGAGCGGAAAAACCGCGATTGCGACGCAGGTGATGATTGCTGCGCAGAAAGCAGGCGGGCTTGCGATCTTCATGGATCACGAAAACAGCTTCGACGAAGACATTGCGGACCAGCACGGTTTGCAGATGGACACAGGCAACAATGATCCGTGGGTATATCACACGCCATCGACGTTTGAGGAGTCCGTCACCAAAGTGATCAAGGTATGCAGGGATGTGCGAGAGCAGAAGGGCATCGAAGACGATGCTCCCATCGTTGTTGTGTTCGACTCGCTCGCCTCTATGGTTCCGCAGTCCAAGTTTGCCAAGGAAATCACGGAACAGGGTATGAACGACAGTCTTGCACTTGCCAAGTCATGTTCCGCCGTGATGCCGACGCTTGCGCTGTACGCCTCTCAGCTCAACATGCTGGTGATCTTTCTTAATCAGGAGCGCGAAAAGCCCGGCGTCATGTATGGCGACCCGACCACAACACCGGGTGGTCGCGCGCCAAAGTTCTACTCGTCGGTGCGCATTCAGCTTGGTCGCACAATGCTCAAGTCGAAGGACAAGAAGTCCATGATAGGGCAGGAGGTGAAGTGCAAGGTCATCAAGAACAAGGTTTCAAAGCCCTTCGAGACAGCTGAGTGGCGCTTCCTGTTCCGCGAAGAGGACGGCAGCGGTTACTTTGATGTTGTTGGGTCGATGGTGGACTACTACACCAGCAAGGGCATTCTCAAAGTGTCCGGCGCATATATCGAGTGGATCGATGGCAAGCGATATCACAAGCAGCCGTTGATCGACAAAATCAACAACGAAGGGCTACAGGGTGAGCTGCTTGCGCTTTTGCCTAAATAAGCTCATTCCACGGGTGTTAAGCTGTCTTGCACATCATGGAGATCATGTAATGGCAAGACAGCTTAACAAAGTGAACGGTATGTGGGCGCTCAAGTTCCGCAATCTTGAGGGCATGGAGGGTGAGTTCAATACCATCCGTGTCGGAAGAGCATGGGGAGAGCGATTACAGCCTGGAGACAGGATTGCGCTCATCAACGCCAGGACAGGAGAGCAGATTGGAACGGCAAAAGTCATTCGGACCAACTCGGGCAGCAAGAGTCTGATTGAGTCGCTTAACTGGAAAAACAACCATTCCATGCTGCCGCAGGGAAACGGAAGTCCGGAAGCAATGTCTGCGCTGTTGCGTAAGCGCTACGGCAAGATGATCTATGACAACAGCAAGTACGCGACGGCAATTTATCTGAAGAGGGATTGATGTTCGCTACAGAACACTGAAGCGTGTTGCAGTCCCTGCAAAGTTAAGTCACGATTGAGTAACTATATTCGGACAGGAGGAAAGATAATGGCATCGAGAAACTGCGGAAACTGCATATACTGGAGCGGAAGTGCCTATCAGGCGAAGTGCGCTCCATGTCTACACCCTGCAGACATCCATGCGAGAAATCACGGATTCAAAATCCAGGCACGCTCTCAATCTGACAAGTGCCAGGGTTGGACTTCAAAGGAAGAAACAAAATGACCTACGGAATCATTTCCGATACCCACAATCACAACTGGTCGTTATTCGCGGACAAGGATCAGCAAGGTATCAATACGCGATTGAGAATCATTCTCAACGAGACGTTGCGTGCCGCACGTGCTGTCAAAGATGCAGGCGGACACATGCTGTTTCATGCGGGCGACATGTTTCACGTGCGTGGAAGCATTTCACCGTCTGTGCTGAATCCGACTATTGAGGTCTATCGACAGATCATCGAGGAGATCGGATTGGGTGTTGCAGTCATTCCTGGCAATCATGATCTGGAGACTCGCGACGCGCAATTCTACATGAGCACCAGCAGTGCGCTAAAGGATGTCGGCGTCGAGGTTTGCGACATTCCGACCGGTATCTGTAGGACACTGATGGTGCCTTGGATAAGCAAGACGGACGAGCTTAGGATGGTGCTTGAAAATCTCAGCCCAAGTAGGCGCGAAGACTTCGATCTGATCATCCATGCGCCAGTGAATAACGTGATTATGGGTATTCCGGACAGTGGGTTGGACGCAGACTATCTGGGGAGACTTGGATTTCGCCGCGTGTTCGCCGGTCACTATCACAATCACAAAAATCTGGGCAACGGCGTCTACTCTATTGGCGCACTCACGCATCAGACCTTTAGCGACATCGGATCGAAAGCTGGCTTTCTGATAGTGACTGACGATGAGGTCAAATATCAAGCGTCGCATGCGCCGAAGTTCGTGGACTTCGATGCCAACTGGTCGGACGAGGAAATGCTCAATTCCTGCAAC